AAAAAAGAGCATCAGTGTTAAACGGTGTACTGCTAGCTGTCAGCTTGCCGTTAGTTGTGCCAAGCGTGAAAAGAATCGCATCATACAAATCCTCATCGTTTGCGGTGAAGTTGACTTCATCCCACCAAATCCGATGAAACGTGTTGCCTCTAATTGTATCGGGGTTGTTTGGGAAAGCCTCAATCACGCTGCCGTTCGGAAAGGTAATCTTGGTTTTCTGCACATGCAATCCTTGCTGAGGAAGATTGCGGCAAAAGCTCGCTATCCTTCTGATGTTGAGTTTGGTTTGGCGCCAGCTTGGACCAACGAACCCTATGTTCAAATCAGGGTTATTCCAGGCATCGGCTAGATGCAGCGCTCCAATACCTGTGCTTTTCCCTGTTTGGCGTGGCCACCGGACAGCGTTAAACTGGAACTTCTCGTAAGACGTAACGAGTTCAAGTAGGTACCAGTAGGGCTTAAGCTTGCAGTACTCCTCAAGAAACCTTACCGTATCCTTAGATACCTCGTTAACGGCTGCGACTTCTTCAGCCTGCTGCACGCTAGCCAGGTTCTCAAGAGAGTCACGTAGCTGACGATAGTCAGGCAGGTGCATCCGTCTTGGGCTTCTTGCTCTTGGCGAGTTCCGCATATTTTCCCTCCAATTCAGCTAGCCGTCTTTCAAGTTCACTGTAGTTAAGAAAATCAGCGAAAATTTCCTTGTAGATTTTAACCCCTGAAATAATCCCCCGCAGCCTAAGCACTTCAGATTGATCAAGCCCAGGAGTCTCCAATGCCTTCAAAGCAGCGCTAAGTGTTCGCAGCGAATCCTCTACGCTGGGCAAGTCTTTGGGTAACTCAAGAGAAGAAGAAAAAACAGTGGTGCCACCGCCAACTCTTTTTTCTTTCAGTTTAAGATCAAACATTTTTTGCTTGATAGAATCGAGAGTTTTGACCATTATTCGAGAAATCTCATCAACACTCTTACCCTCGTCAACTAGTTCCCGAAGCTGGCGAATTTCATCAATCTCCCATGGTTTACCCTTAGTCATGTCTTCTGCCCCACAAACAAGCCAATCACGGTACCGCTTAGTCCAGTGATGGAAGCGAAAATCTCGGCGTTCCAAGTGTGCAATATAGCTAAATGGGCTAGCTCAAGAGCGGACATGAACGCTGTCATGCCTATGGCGAATTTGACGCCCAAAACCAGCTTAGCAGGAGGCTCTTCAACGATGTAGCGCCCTCGCTCAAAGCGTCTGCGGGTCAGAGCGCGTTTAATTGGGTCTGCCATCGATGCTCAACCTCCGCTGCGCGAGTGCTCTTCGGAAAGTTCTTGGGCGATTCATGGAGCGGTGCCCGCCCATCATGAAACTGTTAACAAGCCTGCTAGCCGAATCCGTCGGGATATGCTCCTTAACCAGAACTGTAACGCCGAGTGCCCAGCCGATGGGTATGGCGGTGTAGTCTAAATCGAACAGTCCATCGGCATATCGGAAGCTGTTCTGTGCAATCACGATGTGCTTGATTTTGTCACCGATTAGCCCGACAAATATGCCCCAGCTTTTTACGGGGACGTCGATGGTCATGCCTGAGCCGCTGCTTTTCCCGACCGATGCATCGCACCAGTCAACAGCGATTAAGTCGCCGGGTTTGATGTTTTCAAAGAGTTTTAGGATTTGCTTACTCATTTCTAAGTCACCGTCTCGCCTTTAGGGCATCCGTTCTAGCCCTTAGCGCATAAATCCAGTCAGCCATCAACTGCTTCTGATAACCAAGATTAAGCGTAACATCTAGGGTGTTGTTTTCTGCCAGCAAGTGATAGTCCACGCTTTTGACAAGAAAACTAACAGAGGAGATGCTTTCGTTTGGCAGAGTCACCGAAATCATGTCACCGGGCAAAATGGGCGAGTCCCCGTAATCGATTAGGGTGCTTTTTACGACAAGTGAGGTTTTGGCTTGTTTCTTGTAGGCCAAAATGGATTTGGCTCTTAGCATGCATTCGTTGTCGCTGTAGAGGTCCTCGACGATGTCCACGTATTGACGCTCGCCGTAGGTGGCGATGCTTGCGGCGTCGGTTTGTACGTTGCTGTATCTGGCGCCGGTGAAGTAGAGTTGGCCATGCCAAACTTGACCGCTCACGCCCGGAGTGATGAGGTAGGCTGTGACGGTTACGGTGCGGATGTTTTCCCAGTCGAAATCGGCAGGTGCAGCCCAATCTATTGCGTACTTGACGCCTACGTCTAACTGGAATGTTGACCAATCATTACTTGACGATACGCTATTGACGGCTGGAAGGGTGCGGCCACAAACCCGCGACGAAGAATCATGCAGAATAACCAAGAACCCATCCGACTTGACAAGGTCATCTCGCAGCAACGCCAAAAACAGTTTGGGGTACTTGTTGCCGTTAACGGTTGCATTAAAATAGAATATGGACACGGCGTTGTAAGCGGTGCCCGTCGTGTTCTTGACGCTTGAGGCAGCCGAACCATACTTTAAAGCGGCGTCTAAGGAAAGAGTCCCGCCGTACCCAGTCCAGTACCCACTCGCCGGGTTAAGGCTTTCAACCGTCTCATCAACGTCAACTGGTGTGCTTTTGGTTGCGGCGCCGTAAATGGTAACTTTGTTTCTGACCGAAAGAATATCCGACTCCGTCTCCGCCTCCTCAGTCCGCTCCAATAAGCTGACAGAGCTTGTTTTGGCGCCTCTGTGGAAAAATTCGAAGCGGCCATCTGGTGCAACCCTAAAATCGTACCCAATAGCGCCTGCTTTGTCGCTGTCCTGAGCGATTTGCTTTAGGATTTCCCAAGCCTGCTTATTCTCAAAATCCAAGCGAGTGAAAGTGGTATCGGTGTCCTCCACCAACTCCGCCGCGCCTCTAACATGAGGCAAACCCGAATGATAATCCAGCAGATGCTTAACGATTTCCTCACCCTTCATGAAAGCGTAGCCTTCGGTGACGTATTCGCGGAATAGCCGCTCGCCCCAGTCACGGCCCGAAACAGTAACATAATGCTCCGTTGCGTTTGATTGGAACTTCATGTTCTCGTTTCTTGTGGTGATTAGCTGGGGACAGTTTGCGCCTCTGCCCAGCATGATGTAGCCGTCTTCGCCAAGCGCAATTGGAGAGCCGTTTGTGCTGTATTTGCCATTCCAGTTCTGTAGGCGATAGGCGAAGCTGCTGACTTCCTCGGTTCCGCCTAAATGCACGGCTAGCTCCAAAATGTCGGCTTGATCGATTGGGCCGCCTGTTACGCCTGAGTAGAGGGTGACGGTGGGCGCTACGGGTTCGCTCAAGTGTCCTCCACTCCTTGGCGATAGATCGCCATGTCGCCTGATCGCACGATGCCCCGTGTGGCGGTGGTGGTTTGGCTTGCTACGGCGTTGAAGTTCTGCATGTTTGAAGTTGCCGTATTCATGCTGTTGGCAAAGCTGTACATTGCAACTGCAGCAGCCGCAATAACAGCAATACCCACCCCAGTTAACGCCAAGAAAGTTCCATAACTGATGTTTAGGGCATTCTGTGCAGCCGTGGCAACCCAACAAGCGGCAGAATACACCTTCTGAGCAACAGCCACGCCTACACTGGTAGTCATGAACGTGCCCATGACCGAGACAACCATCATGGCGCTGTTGAACACTTTAGCTTGGGCGTCATCGAGCAAGCCGAACTGGTTGGCGATGTAGCCAATAGCCATGCCCGAAGCGCCTATGCCAGCGATAGCAGCTCCCAGACTCTTAACGCGGGCACTCAATGCTTCAGCGTCAGTTTTAATTCTGCTAAACTCGTTGCTGGCACGATTAACCGCCCGAATAGTTACGGCGATTTCGCGGAAACTCATAGCCCCGCCTCCGCTTTAGCTTGCTCAATGGCTGAGATTATGACGGCTTCCAGTTCTGGCAGGTACTGCTGGATTGCTGGGTAAAGATAGGGTTGTGCCCGCATGTACCTGGTGCCCAGTTCAACGAACAAGGCGTAAGTTGCATCTGCCCCGAACTCTATAACCCAGTCTTTGATTTTAGCATAAATTGTGCTGCGAAGGTAACCCGTAACCATCGGCGCATTCTTGACCGCTTGAGCTTTAACGTCTGCAGCCCAGCTAGCCAAGAAACTGTGGACCTCATGCTGCATGCCCGAATCTAACTTTTGCAATGCTGCTTTGAATTCTTCTACGCCGCTGATGTTGCAGGTTATTTCTAGTGCCGTTTTGCTTCACGCTCCGCCTTTTTCTTTTCTTCCTCAGCGATTTCGTCCATTACGTTCAGGATGTGGCAGAACTCCTGCACTGTTCGGGCTGGCTGCTTGGCAAGCTCGGTTGGTGTCCAGTGGAAGGTTTGGCATAGCCTAAACTCGACAAGAGCGCTGTGCGGCTTTCCTCGTCTAATTGCTCTAG